AGGACTCTGCTACTTGGTTTGTCATGCGCTCTACTACCAACTGAGCCATGTAATTAGCCCTGCTGGTGCTGTAACCTGACTTGGTTTTAGCAACAATGTCAGAGATACGGGATGCAGTAGCTTTGCCGCAACGCTGTTTAAACCATTCGGCAGAGAGTTGTTCTACATCGCTCATAAGTCCCTCGCTTTCATCATTGCATCTGCCATGATGTATGCAGAATTCGCACACACTTGTTCACAATCATTATCTAAGTCACCAACATAAATTCCATCTTCATATTGGCTTTGCAAAATGACTTGCATAGCCTTTGCCGCAAAGTAGTCACGCAAGGTCATTCCGTTATATTGGCGTAATTCCTTGCCCCACCTAAAGGAAACTGGAAATGCTGGCGCACTGTTCATTTGTGCATAGTTCATTTCAATGCTCCTTTACGCTTTTCTTTGGCATCAATCACTTTCTTTTGCCAACTTTTATCACCAGCGCAAGCAGCGTAAGCAGTGCTGTATACATCTTTTAATTCCTCTAAAGTTGATGCGGCATCAATTGCCGCTAAATGGTCAATCATCATGCCTACATCAATGGTTTCGATGTTGCCTGAACCTGTTGTTGAATCAAGTGCATCATGCTCAACAATCTCCATTACTGTCACCCAAAGGTAGCGGCGCTGGTATGTCTCTACTGCACCGATGTTTTGCACTTCATGGCAACCCTTGAGAGCCGCAGAACCAAAGGGTGAGGTAATGACAATCTCGCCACCGCCATCAACATCAATGATTGACAGTTCTGCCTGTTCTTTAGTAAATGACACTATGCCGATCAAACCAATTGAATCAAATATTTCCATGATTGGGTTTAAGAAATCACCCAATTCAAAGTAGTTGTATCCAGCAAACTTATTGTGGCCTGACTTTTTAAGTGGCTGCGCTCGTAGTTTTGCCCTTGCTATCGCTAATTTGCGATACACCTCTAGATTTGCTTTGCTTATTTCGTTCATTTTGAATCCTGTTTAATTGTTGAAAAGTTTTTGAAATGTTTGTGTTTGTTGAGTTCGTATAGACGAATTCGGGGTCAGTCAGTTTCTTGGTCGGCAATACCTTTCTTATGTTTGTTGAAGATTGTTTGGGCAATAGAGAATTGGGTATCAAAATCAAAGTCTCGCAGCTTGAACCAAGAGCCTGAGCATGAGCAGATGGGCATACTAGCCACTTTAGGCATTGTGCAAAACTGGCAAAATAATTCATCTTGGTTCTCCTCTAAGATTTGACCGATTGAGTTTTTCATTTTCATATCGCCCCCTTGTATTCGTTTTTAAGCCACATGGTTCTTACAGTACGCAGTTCAGCATCTTCATCAATGGATGGAGTATTTGTTTTGCTGTACAAATAAAACTCAGCCCTGCGTTGCATCTTGTTGTCAATGCGCTGTTTAATAAGTTGAAAAGCGTAGTCCCAATCGTTGTACTTGATAGCGAGAGGGATAGCTACAGAGCCTTGTATGGCATCCATAATGTCATCATCATTGAGTTCTTGATAAGCTATCCACTTAGCCTTGTCGAGTTTGTCAGTCATGGAGTAACTCCTCGACTTGTTTTGCAATAATCTCTTGGTCGTCTTCTGTCAACTCGTCTGTGATGTCTTTCAAAGTGCCATCAGCAAGTTGCAGTTCTACAAACCAAAAGAAGGCATTGGTAAGTCCTTCTCTGGGAGAGTATTCTGGGTCTAGTTCATAAGTGACAAACAGTTTTTGATCTAAGTCAATCTGTAAGTCGTATAAGTCGTAGCGGTTTAACTCGAATTCCATGTTGAAGCCCTTTGAAGTGGTTGGTAAGAGTTCGTAGTGTTACACACATTATAATGTTTAACACTAGGACAAACCCTAATTGTGGTATTTGTTTAACACTACACAATATAACTCTATGCCAAGACCAAAATCAGACTTAACTGGACAGACAATTTATGTTGCTGTTCGCACTACGCTCCCGTTAAAAGAGGAGTTTAAAAGACTTGGTGGAGCCTCATGGCTACGCCGATTCCTTGCCAATTCTCTTGAAAAGCACCAACAAGAGAAGAAATAAGTATAATGTTTTGAAACACGGATAGGTTGAGCTTGATCTCTCAACCGAAAAGCGAGCCTCCCCGCCTGCCGTTTGTTTCTTTGTCTCAGGAGGACAGCGAAGGAAAAAAATGCCTACTCGATACTTAAAATCGGGGGTTCGTGACAGCGAATCCATCGACAAACTCTCCCCTTTAGCCGAAACACTTTTCTATCGTTTGTTGGTCACAGTAGATGATTTTGGTCGCTTTGACGCAAGGCCAGCCATGATTAAAGCTAATTGTTTTCCAATAAAAGAATCAGTTACCTTAAATAAGTGCAAGGATTTGGTAAGCGAACTCAAAGATAGCGGTTTGATTCATGTTTATGAGTCAGATGGCAAGCAATACTTACAAATGTGTAAGTGGGACAACAAACCTAGAGCCCAAGAGAGCAAGTTTCCTACACCTGAATACAATGACATACAAGTGTATGCAAGTGTATGCAAGTCACATACAGATGTACCTTTAACCGTAACCGTAACTAAAACTAAAACCGAAACTAAAACCGACCTTACGCCTGAAGGCGTTTCACAATCTGTTTGGCAGGATTTCAAAGATTTACGGAAAACCAAGAAAGCACCGATAACACAACGAGTTATTGATGGAATGCAGGAACAGGCAGACCTTGCAGGATGGACATTGGAAAAAGCAATGATTGAATGCTGTGTTCGTGGTTGGCAGTCTTTTAAAGCTGAGTGGGTGGTAGAGAAACCCAAACAGGCTGACCTCATCAGAACTACAGTACCCTCAAGCTCACAGCGTGACCCTGCGCTGATAAAACTTGACGAAGACTACAAGAATGCTAAACCAAACCCTGAAATACTTGCAAAAATCAAAGAAGCGTTTAAAGGTAAAGTAGTATGACAAGATATGAAGCAAATCAACTACTGGACAGATGCAGGGAAACCTCGCAACTTAGCTACGCTGACACCACAAGAGCACTTAGAGCTACTGGAGACATTGAAGAACTCGGAAGCGAAAGAGTGGATTTTGAGATACAAGAGGAAAGTCAAAGACCTTGGGAAAATGAGTGCATCAGGATGGTGGTATCAGACCTTATCAGACATAGAGAAAAAACGTGGGTTAGTCGCCGTTAATGATTTGAAAAGAAGAATGAACAACATAAAGGTGAAATGATTTGATTTATCTAGGAATTGATGCTGGCTCAGTAAATGGCGCACTTGGGGCAATTAACCACAATGGCGAATATGTTGATTCTTTTATGATTGAACACAAAGATAAGCATATCTGCGCTCTAGTGTTTAAAAGCAGAATCCTATCTGTGGTCGACCCAAAAGAAGGGGCTCAAATCTGCATGGAACAAGTACACGCTATGCCAAAACAAGGCATATCAAGCACTTGGAATTTTGCAAGGGCTGTTGGTGTCATAAGTGCAGTTTGTGAATTGACAAACTACCCTTTTCACTTGGTAAGCCCTCAAAAGTGGAAAAAGCATTTCAGTTTGACAGCAGACAAAAACGAAGCCCTCGACCTAGCTAGGAAACTGTTTCCCAAAGCACCTTTAAAGCTCAAAAAGGACATAAACAGAGCAGAGGCACTACTGATAGCAGAGTATTGGAGACAATGCAATGTCTGAAACTGCCGACAAAAAGGGCATAGTCATCAAATTCAACCCTGTGGAATACGAAGCCATCAGGGAAATAGGAGACGGAAACTTAAGCGAAGGGTTCAGGGTTTGCCTGCGCTGGGCAGTGCATTTCCATGCAATAGGTTTGCGCTCAGACGACAACCTTGACCATGTAGGTCTTTGCACAGTGGCAGATTGATGCCTAAAAAGGCTTTAAAAGTGCCTAGAAGCGGTTTTTAATGGCATGGGAATAGCATGGTAGCAGCAGGCAAGAAAAAAGCCCCGAAGGGCTTGTAATAGGAAGTGGTCACTAACTTATTTTCTAAACAGAATTCTCAATAATAGGGCTATCGTTGCGTAGATCATTCTATTAAACCTTTCAAAAAGGTCTGCGAGAAAACAATATCCCCTTGGAATTCATCTAGCACCAAATAGCTATCATACCCTTGGCTTTCCATGTATTCCTCGACATCATCAGGGTTCATTATTGCTTTTTCATCTATTGAATTGACAATGACAATCGGGTTTTCATCGTTTCCAATGGTAAAAGTGCCATGCGTCATGTGACCGAACCAACACATTGTTGCTTTCATGCTGTCACCTCATCTTTGTTAAGTATTGCCAAAATAGCTTGTGCCTGCTCAGGTGTAATGGTCATCCATCGGGTTTGACCATCAATAGACCTTAGCTGGATATCGGCTTGCCGTTCACCTAGTTTTTGTACTTCTTTATCGTAATAAGTCATTTTTAAGCCTTTTAACAGTTATAAAGTTCTGACAATGCTTCATCTAAATCCATTGCATCATGTTCGTATGACATAACGCACGAATCGCCCCACCAATAGCCCTCAACTTGCTTTGTGCGTGTATTAATCCAAATATTCGGGCCACCAAAGGCCACCAACACCCGAGCGCCCAAATATTCCCGTTGGCTGTTGACAATGTACTCAATGTCTAACACTTCTTGAAGATAATCGAATGCGGTTTGTGTTTCGCCATATTCGTTATCTTGCATAAAACCATCGAAACCATGTTCTAAGGTTTTTATAATTTGCTCTACGTTGTTTTTTATCTCTTTTGACATGATTTAAGCCTTTTAAAACCTTGCAAAAGTGCAAGCCCAAGGGCACAGAATGCCCAAGGGTTTAAACTCTTAACTAATCGCCTTTTGGTAGTCTTTATGAAGTATGCCTATTGAGTATTTAAGGGACTCTAAGGCGCGTTTCTTTGCATAGTCTAAAAAGCCCCTATCGTATAGGTGATTCGCGTCTGATAGGCAAACCCTTGCCGATGCATCCATTAATCCCTTGCCCAAGTGTTTACGAGCCAATGCCATTACTTTATCTGTTGTCATGTTAGTACCCCAAGCCAATTAAAACCATTACGAAGGCAAAGCCTGCCAGTGAGACGGACACTACGATTTTATCTATTGTTTCCATGTTTAAGCCTTTCAAATAGTACGACAGTGTACTGATAAGCCCCGTAAGGCTTACCGCTAAACTGTCAATATCCTGATGTATTTTCCTGATAGTCAAGCATATCAACAGTCCACAGAATAACCCATGTTTTTTCTGTA